TTATGCCGGGCGCTGGTGTTGCGCCGATGCCCCGTGGCGGGATGCGTGGTGGTATGCGCGGTGGCGGTCTGGCCAAGAAGGGCGTGGGCATGGCCCTCGCTAAGGGCGGCATGGTGAAGGGCGCTGGCTGCGCCAAGCGTGGCGTTAAGAAGGCTCAGTACCCGTAAGGGGGAATACACATGGCCAAGAAAACACTTCAAGAATTGATTGACGCTGGCGATGTGATGGGGGCCCTCAAGTCTGGGCTTCAGACTCAGGCTCGTGGCATTGCAGCGCGCGGTAACAAGGCCTTCCCAAGCCTCCGCAGCCTCGCGTCGATCTGGTCTCAGGCGAGGAAGAATGCTCCTGCCAAGCCTCCAAAGGATCAGCCGCCGGAGGATGACAAGGAAGAAAAGACCGCAAAGAATGCGGCGATTGTGCCGCGAGCAAGCAATAGTTGGTCCGACATTGTCGGCTCGCATTTCACTGATCGTGGCGCAAAGTACTACAATGAAGGCGGTCTGGTTCGCGGTGGCGGCAAGGCTGTAAAGGGTCGCGGTCGCGGCAAGATGGTTTAAGGATAAGAAAATGGCAAAGCAGAACGCTCGTCTCGCTGACCCGTCGGATGCCACCGTTGAAGGTGGTATGCGGCGCGGTGTAAACGTCGGAAATATGAAGAAGCTCAAGAAGCCGCTCAAGATGCGCGGCGGTGGCGCTGCCACCAAGGGCCTGAAGATTTCGGAGAAGCAGGGCTAACATGGCCTTCACATACGCCACTCTTGTAGACACGATCTACGGGTATCTCCAGACGGACTCTGGAGGTATCCCGACTGCTGACATGAACACGATCATCAGGCAGGCGGAGCAGCGTATCTACTACGAAGTCCAGATTCCTGTCCTGAAGAAGAATGTCACGGGAAACCTGACGCAGGGGAACCGATACCTCACGACCCCGTCGGACTACCTTGCGACATACTCGATTGCAGTGAATAATAACGGGGTCTATGAGTATCTCCTCCCGAAAGAGGTTGCGTTTTTGCGCGAGGCTTACCCCTCTGTTTCGACAACGGGCGTGCCGCGCTACTACGCGATCTTCGACAACGATACATTCCTGATTGGTCCGCCTCCGAACGACGATTACGAGGTCGAACTTCACTACTTCTACGAGCCCCCGTCGATTGTCGATCAGGCTTCCGGCACATGGCTCAGCCAGAACGCCGAAAATACCCTGCTGTATAGCTGCCTCGTTGAAGCTTACACATACCTGAAGGGTGAACAGGACCTCATTTCGTTGTATCTTGGCCGGTACAAGGAATCTCTTGAGGCCCTCAAGATCATTGGCGAGGGGCGCAATAGGTCCGATACGTATCGCAACAGTGAACCGAGAGTGACACCGAACTAATGAGCGAAGGATTTGGGTCCGTAGGGGCATTCATGGTGAGGACCACGAACGAACGTGGTTTTACCCCAGAGGAAATCACAGAAGACTTGCTGACGAAGTTGATATTTATCTCAACCGAGTCGCATCCCGCGATCAGGGATCAGGCGATTGCATTCCGCAATCAGATCAGGCCCGTGATCGTGCATTACATGAAACAGGCTGTAAAGTCAGACAGAACTACGCTGGCGGCGCAGCTATCAAAACAGGGCCATCACGACATGGCTGCCATTCTCCGGCGGCTGTAAATGAACGGTGTAGTCTACAAGATAAAGAACATTATCAGTGGCAAGACATATATTGGCCTTACCACGCTACCGATCCACGACAGATTTAAACAGCACTTATACACAGCTAGGGGTCGGAAGAGGTCTGGTCATAAGCTTTCTTATTTACACAACGCCATGATAAAGTACGGCGAGTCATCCTTCGAGATTGAGGTTGTAGCAAGCGCTGTGTCTGCTTCTTTCTTGGGTGAGTTAGAGAAAATTTTGATTGTTCAGGAGCGCCCAGAATACAATCAAACCGGAGGGGGAGAGGTTACTAACGGGAGGAAACTTACCCGCTCTTCAAGGGAAAAAATTAGCCGCGCCAACAAGGGGCGCAAGAGGGACGCCGAATTCAAGAGGAGACTGTCAGAGAGATTTAAAAAGGACCTCCTAGAAAACCCCGAGCTTAAGGGCGAACTGCTAAAAAAGTTAAATGCCAACAAATCTGACTGGGAAGCAAGAAGAGTTGAGTCGGTAAGGCGTGTTGCATCTTCGCGCACAAGAACACGGGATGAAATAGAAAAAAGCGCCTCCTCTCGACGGAAGGCTGTGTTTTGCCACCAGACGCAAATGACATACCCGTCAAGGGTGGAAGCTTCTGTCGGCACAGGCGTATCAGAGAGATCAATCCGAAGGGTATGCCAAGGTAAAATAGGCTCTGTAAGGGGCCACACATTCTCATACGTAGGAAAATAGCCATGATATCAACAGCTTTTTGCACGAGTTTTAAGCAGGGCCTCATGAAGGGCCTTCACGACTTCGACAATCCGGGTGGCAACACCTTCAAGATCGCGCTCTACACCTCGTCGGCCACCCTTGGTGCCGCGACCACAGAGTACGATGTCTCGAACGAAGTGACTGGCACCGGCTACACCGCTGGCGGCAACACGCTCACAGCCGTGACCCCGACAACTTCCGGCACAACGGCTTACGTTGACTTTGCTGACACGACTTGGGAGAACGCCACGATCACAGCGAATGGTGCTTTGATCTACAACGCGAATTCCTCCAATGCTTCTTGTGTGGTCCTTGCGTTTGGCTCGGACAAGACATCGTCGAACGGATCATTCAGCATCATCTTTCCAACTGCCAACAGCACTGATGCCATAATCCGGATTGCATGACATTCCTCAAGCCATGCTCTGTCTGCCTTACCCCCAAGCCGCTCAGTGAGTTCTACAAAAGAAACGGCATACCGGACGGCGTAAGGAAGGACTGCAAGGATTGCTGTAGAGAGCGATCTCTCCGCAATCACTACGCAGACAGAGAGAATAAAAACAAAAGGAAGAATGAACTCTACCGTTTAAAGGTGGAGAAAAACCCGAGCTTCCATGCGGAGCTTTACGCCAAAAACAGAGAGTATGTTTTGGCCAAAGGCTCAGAGTACTACAGGAAAAACCCGGAGCGCTATAAGGAGCGCGCAAGGAAATGGGCGCAGGAAAATCGCGGCAAATCAAACGCGATAAAGAAGGCATACAAGGCTGCAAAGCTAAAGGCCTGTCCTCCGTGGGTAAAGAATGACAGCAATCTCCGCGCCCAGATGGACGAAATATACGAGCGTGCGTACACCGCTTCGGTGGAAACTGGGACTCCGCACCACGTAGACCACATCATTCCCCTGCGCGGCAAAAGTGTATCGGGGCTTCATGTTCCTTGGAACCTGCAAATTCTGACGGCTTCAGAGAATTGCAGCAAGAGCAACAAGCTTCTGGAGGAGGTTTAACTCACATGGCCGACGTTATTGTCCCCTTCCAAGGGTGGGGCTCGTTCGGCTGGGGCGAGGCCCCTTGGGGCTACTCCGAAACCCTTGACACATCCGCCACGGGCAGTGCCGGTAGCTTATCGGTAACCACCAACTCCAACATCCCCGTCACCGGCCTTTCTGCCACGGCGGGAGTTGGCTCGGTTACGGTTTCGGCTGACGCAAATGCCCCGGTAGTCGGCGTTAGCGCGGCTGGCGAGGTTGGTGCCGTCGCGGTAATCGGGTACGCGAATGTAGACGCAACAGGCTCCTCAGCGACCGGCTCTGTCGGGGCTGTAGGCGTGTCTGGGGACGCGAATGTCCCCGCTCTCGGGGTCTCTGCGACTCCTGCGGTCGGATCAGTCTCAGTCTCTGGTGCCGCGAATGTTCTGCTTGTTGGACAAGCGGCTACCGGCTCGGTGGGTGATGCTGCCGTAAGGGCGGCTTCCATTGTAGATGTCTCCGGGGTTTCCGCCTCTGGTAGCGTCGGAGACACGGACGAAATCGGGACCGCAAATGTCGCTCTTTCTGGCGTCTCTTCTAGTGGCGGCGTCGGGAGCGTAGAGCTTTCCACAAGCCAGATTGTGGACGTAGCCGGTGTCGCTGCCAATAGTGGCGTCAGCAATGTTATAATCAGAACAGTCACCTATGCGTATCCGACAGGCGTCAGCGCTACGTCGGGTATCGGTGCCGTTTCCGAAAGCCTTGGCACGACAATTGACCTGACGGGCGTTCAGGCGACTGGTCTGGTTAACGACGGGGTCCTTATCTGGGGACTCATTAACACAAATCAAAACCCCGATTGGGTGACGATTGTCGATGGACAGAGCCCCGAGTGGGCGAATGTAAGCGACTTACAGACACCGAATTGGACGCAAATAGCGGCATAAGCAATGGCATCAACATATTCTACGAACCTCCGTCTTGAGCTTATCGGAACGGGTGAACAGCAGGGAACGTGGGGCACCACAACCAACACGAACCTCGGCACACTGCTTGAGGAAGCGATTGGTGGCTATGTGTCGGTTACGGTTTCTAATTCTGGCGACACAACTTTGACAACGGCGAATGGCGCTGCCGATCAGGCGCGCAACATGAC